TGAAAAAGTGGGAATATGAGAACACGGATGTTGCCGATTGCTGCGCTCTTGAGAAATTCCTTACATTCAATAAAAAGTGTAAGGACTGGAGTCTGAAATTGGAGAGTACTTGGGATCAGCAACTTTATGGAAACTTCCTTAAAGAAATTGATTCCTTTCTCCATCCTTCAGGCCGGCTCCTCTTTGATAGCTTCTATTACATAATGGAAGCTGGTCGTTGCGGACCCGGTTCATCAATTTTAGCGAATGGGCAAAGCATGTATGCTAAGCTTTTTTCGTCGAAATTGAGTGCAACAAAGGAGTTTCTGTACTTAATGTACAGTGCGTACACAAAGATGTTCCCTGAGTGGTCAAATGCGGAAATTATCCGCTATGCCCACTACGGAGCACCTGAGTACGTAGATTGTAGTAGGAGTAGCTTCGTTCCAAAAAGTCAAGACATAAGCCGTATGATATGTACTGAGCCCTCTCTGAATATGTTTTTTCAGTTAGGACTCGGTAGTATCCTTGAAGAGCGGTTGCTAAAATCCTTTAACACGGATCTTGCTACCCAACCCTTCATGAATCAACGACTTGCACAAAAGGGCTCTCTCGATGGACAATTTTCTACAATTGACTTATCGAGTGCCTCTGACTCTATATCTCTTAATCTTTGTCGTGAGATTTTTCCAGATTGGTTTTTCGAAACCCTTATGGAGCTTCGCACGCCTAAGACGGAGGTACAGGGTCAGATTGTGGATTTAAGTATGGTATCTACGATGGGAAACGGATTTACGTTTCCGTTGCAGACTGTCATATTTAGCTGTCTTATTCGCGCTCCGTATCGTAATCAAGATATCTTGATTAATGATACCGGTGATAAGAATTGGGCATGCTTTGGAGATGATCTCATTGTCGATAGGAATGCCTATCGAGATGTGGTCCGTCTTCTGAGTATACTTGGGTTCTCCACCAACGACGCGAAGACCTTTAATATAGGTCACTTCAAGGAATCCTGCGGCAGTGATTGGTTTTTAGGCCATCCTGTTCGAGGAGTCTATGTAAAAAGACTATCCTCTCCGCAAGATATCTTTGTCGCCATTAACCTTCTAAATGATTGGTCCGGTATGACAGGTATACCACTTTCGTGTAGTATACGTTACTTAGTCTCAGGCCTTACTAGGGAGGAAAAATCCTTTTTAGTACCCTTTGATGAAAATAATGACTCTGGCATACGCGTTCCTTCATCTCTCCTATCCAAGCAACCCCGTGATGGGAATAAATCTTATATATATAAGGTTTATCGCCCAACCCGGACTGTTGTTCGGATAGGCGACGGAGTAATCCATACTCCGCGGAGGTGTAAGAAGCTTATTTATAACCCTAGCGGGTTATTTTTAAGTTTCCTTCGTGGCGAGGTAATATCCGGTATGATAACGGTGAGGCAAAGCCGCACGTTATACCGTTCGAAGCGTAGGTGTAGTCCTAATTGGGACTACGTTCCTACAGCAACTTTACATTTTGGG